CAGCTGCAGAAGATTTGCTTGACGGATTTGGCCTCAGCGGCTTCGTCCCACATGCGCTTAAACCAGTTCTCCCCGTTGGCGGTGGATTCCCAGTGATAGAGACGGCGCGGGTTTTTGTGGGCGAAGGAAGCGCGCAGCGCATCGATCCCGGAGGCATCTCCCCAATAAGCAACCTCGGTCGCATGCATGAGAACAAGCGCGCCAGAGCGTCCCAGGTGGCTTGATCCGCTTGTTCTGGCACGAGTACCAGCAACAAGGAATCGAAGGCGCGAGCCGTTGGCAAGCACGAGCTGATCGCGGTTGTCATCGAGTACCTCTTGATGAAAATCCTCGGGGAGCCCGGCGCGATAGAGTGCAAGCGTGGTCCGAAAACCATGCCGACTCGCCTCATCGTGGGTGACGATCGCGCCGGGGAGCGCCTCATAGCGATTCACGTAGTACATATCGAGCGCAAGGGAGATCGTCGAGATTCCGATCTGGCGGCACTTGAGAGTGATGAACTCGTGCACTCCGGCCTTCATGCCATCGATCATCCGATCGAGCACGTACTGCTGGCTGTTGTAGATGTTATCGCCGAGGGTGGTGAGACCGGCTTCCTTCGAGTCAATTCGCAGCACCCGGCAGAAGCGGTAGAAGTCGAGGTCGTCGAAGAGCTCATCGCTCACGGCAAGATCCCCAGCTGCTGCGCGATGAGGACGGCGAGCATCGCGATGATCCACCACTGAGCTTCGCGTTTATTCACGCCGGCCTCCACCTCGCGCCTCGCGCCACAAATAGCGATACTCCTGGCGGCACTTGTGCTCGAGCGCGTGACGAGCACACTCATCACAGCGCTCGATCAAGTGCATGACGTGATCGCACGAGCGAGGAGTCACCGCCGGCTCACCTGGACAGGGATTGCCAAAGATCATCGGGTCGGCCTCGTTCATGACGAAGGGCGGCCGATACCCTCGCCGCCCTCCGGTGCGTCTGCCGACGGGAACGCTGCTGGAGGGTCCGCCGCCGAAGCGGCTATACCCGCAGGTTGAATCGGCCCAGCCACTGGCGGAGTTATTGAGCGCATGACAGCTCCTCGTACACCCCCGCCTGGTACGGATGCGCCCGAATTGCTGAAAGGCGCACCCGCTGAATCTATCAGCTTCGCGCCTTTGCGTAAATTGCAGCGCGCGTGCGTGAGTTGCAGGTTCTCCGAGACGTGCTTCCCGCCCGCCGCAATCGGCACGATGTGATCCACATGCCAGGGATCTCTCGGATTGCCCTCGATGAGCCAGCCCTTGCAAATCGCACACCGATGCAGCTGCCGCGCGAGCAGCTTCTCGACCTGGTAGCGCGTGACCTGCTTCACCCCCGCTCCCCTCCGTCTCGCCGCATGCGCCGAGTCTGAGCCCTTCCGACACGCGCGGCACCTCGAGTCGCGCCGACCCTCACCGCTCCTCCGAAACCACCCGCGTGGCAACCACCGTTTGCACGCGCAGCATCGTAATCGACCGGGTACGTCAGCCTGCGTCATGAACCATAGGGTGCGAAAAAAAACCTTGGGGGGCAATTGCGAAAAGGGGGCGTAGAGAACGTGTACGTAGGGCCCCATCGACCCCTACCCGTCGCGCGCGCGCCACGCAGCTGCCCGCCAAGAGCTCTCCGGGGCGTCTGGCGAAGCAGAATCCGGGCCCCCAGAAAGCAGAATGTCGTAAGTCGTTGATTCCGTTCGATTGTGCGTTCGCACGAACTTTACATAATGACTGTTATGCGAAGTAGGCCGGACCGATGACAGGTAATGACACTGGCAATATATCCAGTGTGTCATCCTTAAGTAATTGATATATATATAGAAATGACAGATGACAGATGATGACACTGTTTTGGTGAAACTCGCCAGCTGGTCGTGTCATGGTTCCCCCGGCCCCTATATACAGCTGGCGGGGGTAGCAGATATAGGGGAATGAGTGTCACGATGTGTCATCCGTCATTTTCCGAGTTCGATCAATGGGTTATGGATGACACACGCGGTGAGTGCCGTGGGGCGAACTGTCACTGAAAGTGTCACGATCAATGACTTACGCGCCATGGTTGGGAATCATTCTTATTTCGGAGATCGTAACGCTTGATACGATCGTCTGTCATGCCCTGCGCCCTTGGTCGCAGGGTTTGAGGGTATCACGAGGGCGAATCGTCTGTCAAACCTGAACCGAGTGTTAAGTTTTGTTAAGTATGTAGACAACGAGCATGATGAGGAGTAGAAGCATAAGCGTACGGGCTTATTCATTCATCGAGACAAGGGGACAGAGCGATGTTGCAAGATAGAGACACGAATCAGCACACACCGGGCCCGTGGCGATGGAACGTAGATCCGTCCGGTCACTTCGCCTATCAGCATGAGACCGGCAAGATCATCGCCAGCGTTCAGGGCAAATCGACCAATGGCGCTGCTGCAGCCAACGCCCGCCTAATCGCTGCCGCCCCCGAACTGCTCGCGGCGCTGCGTGCGATCCAGCGCGAAATAGAAGCCAATCCAGATAACGATACCGCGATTCGTAGCATTGATTTTATCTGCGGCGCCGCCATCGCCAAGGCGGAGGGGCAGTCATGAAAACTCGCGTCGTGACATTACCCAACGGCCGCGCAGTGCGTCTCGGTATGTACGTGGCTGCTTGGCGGAAACTTTTGACATTGCCCGCTGAGCGGCCGGTCAGTGGATTCGATTACTTCGCGCAGCCGGCCGCTGAGATCTTGCGCGAATTGCGTCGCGGGATGCATGACCGTATCAATCGACACGATGGCGTGTACGGGCGCGGCCGCAAGTGGGACAGCGACTATCAGCGCGCTCTGCGCCACGCCGCTAGCGCGCTCAACACGCCGCGACTGGTGATTGATTGGCTGCCGGCCGACCTTAAACCACGTTTTGCGCATCGGCTGCGCTGCAACCTGGAGGTGTAGGCCATGATTACCCCTACCGCTCGCGAGCGCTCGGAGTGGTCGCGCCTCGCACAGGATGCGTATCGCACCGGCCGCAATGAGTACGGCAACCGTTTTTCGGTCTCGGCGGCGCTCTATGCGTACCCGATCCGGGAAGAGATCTTTGATTGTCTGCAGATCATCTATCGGCGCTGGCTGACGGGTGGCTGGAGCGAAGTGGAGAATCCAAAATGAGCAGACAGCGCAATGAAACCTTGATGAGGCTTGGCCGTCTCGGCATCCCAGTGAGCGATGCGGCGGCCTTGGTGCGTGCATCGGCCGTGCTGCACACGTGGGCCGAGCACGAGTGCAATGGCGTGATTCAGCGTGACGAGACGACCGATATTCCCTACTGGCACTCCGACTACGATGGTCGGCGTATCGGCCGCACTTCTGATCGGGAAGCCGGTGCGCTCAAGCGCGCGACGGCCATTGCCAAGCGCAATGGTTTCCAGATCTATCACCAGGGCGATCCGCGCGGCTGTGCGCTGTATCTGTACCGCGAGACGGATCTGGATCGCTATGCCTCGCGGGTATATCGCCCCGAGGAGCGCAACGAAGCGTGCATTGCGAACTGCTATAACAGCGTCGGCTTTGCGGTGGTGCCATGAGTCCGCGCAAGAGCGGCTACACCCCGCCCAATTCAGTGCTGAGCGCCGAGGACGTCGTGAAGATCCGCGCGCGATTGAAAGCCGGCGAGAGTGCGCGGCAGATCGCCCCCGACTATCACATCAGCCCCGAGGCGGTGCGGCGCATCGATCGACGAGAATCCTGGGCGCACCTGCCATGAGGCGCTGGCAGTTCTTCGATTACGCGATGGCGGCCTGGCTCCTCTTCGTCGCCTCCGTCACGGTGCTGTGTCTGATCGCGAGGCTCTGGCCGCCCGCCGCCGTCGGGGTGGTCGTGCTCTTCTGCAACGGCTACCTGATGGTCCGCGACCTGACCGACCCATGATCGAGCTCTCGCACTTCACCCGTGAACCGCTCACCGAGATTCGGCCCGCCCAGCAAGAGGGGCGCAAGAAAATCTGGAAGCCCGCGGGCTTGTGGGTCAGCGTCGATGGCGAGCACGACTGGCTCACCTGGTGCCAAGCCGAGGACTACAACGTCGAGGGCCTGAAGCACCGCTATCGCATCGTGCTCAAGGACTTCGCGATGGAGCGGCTGCTCCATATCAAAACGGTGCCCGAGCTCGACGCCTTCACACACCTCTATGGCGACCGCGCCCGAGACCCTCTCCTCACCTGCGATTACATCGACTGGGCGCTCCTCGCCTCCGAACACGCCGGCATCATCATCTCGCCCTACCAATGGGAGCGGCGGATGGAGTACCTCTGGTACTACGGCTGGGACTGCGCGAGCGGGTGCATCTGGGATCCGACCGTTATCGATCACTTCGAGCTCATCGGCTCCCCCCTCCCGTGAGCGCCCGCGATCCCTACGGGGCGGTCAAGGTCCCCACCGCGCTCACCTTTCGCGAGGCGATCGCGCTTCGGCACTGGGCGAAGGATAAGCGCGTCACGGAGGCGGGCTCTCTTCTCGGCTACTCCACCATCCAGCTCGCCAGATCCGCCCGCCACGTCGTTGCAATCGACCGCCACACAGGCTACGACGCGCAGCCGAACGATTCTCTGCGCGCGTTCAGGAATAACCTTGAGCTCTACGGGGTCGCCGGGCGAGTCAGCCCCGTGGTGGGCGACTATTCGCTCCTGCGCCACCACCCCGCCGATTTGGTGTTCATCGATCTTGACGGCACCTTCGAGACGACCGCCAATGCCATCGCCTACGCCCGTGCCCCGATCATCGCGGTGCACGACTTTGGACGCTCCAACTGCGAGGGCGTCGCGCAGGCGGTGTCCGCCTCGGGCCGACACGTCGCCGCCCAAATCGATACTCTGGTGATCCTGGTATGAGCGCATCAATCTGTTGGCGGAAAGTAGATCCCAACCCGGAAACGCTGCCGGTTTTGGCCCCCAGTGCTTTCATGGAAGCGCTGGACAGGGCTGGGATGGAGCTGCCTCACGCGTTCGATACGGATGACATTCCAGTGCTCAGAGGGCTGGCAGCGGGCTCAAATCTCGACGGCTTCAAAGAGTTGATCGAATTGATCGAGCGCCACGGAATGATCAAAGTCTGGCCGCAATACTGATCCTGGTATGAGCACCAAGGAGCTCCTGCGCCGCATGGCCGATTACCTCGACAAGGCCGGCAAACCGAACGCCCCGATTCGCCTCAACTGCTCCTATGAGAGCGCCAAGCGCGCCGGCTGTGTGAGGGTCGCAGGCGAACTGCGCTTCGAGAGCCACCCGATCGTGTTCCACGTGGAACCTGGGGCGCACGATGGATTCTGAATGGGGCGTGCGCTTCGCAGCGAAGCTCATCATCTTCCTGATCTTCTACGGCTTGCACCACCTGGAGGTGCATTACCTTGGGATGTCGAGCCTCGAAGCCTGGGCGCCGCTGATCCTGTGGCTGCTGATCGTGATCTCATACGATCAGGCGGCATCATGAGCGGGCGCGCTCGAATCTTCGATCGGGTGCGCGATGTGAGGAGCCCCTCACTGCGCTCCAAATACGACCTCGAGCGCACGCGGGAAATCTACGAGCGCATGCGCGCTCACGCGATGTCGTCATCCTCCCCTGGCTCGCGCTCTCTGAGAGGCAAGCCCGTGCGCACCGGGGGGTAGTAGCGGCGGTAGGTCGCGGTGCGGTGAAGGCGCCAGCGAAGGCGGTGCTTGAGGATCTGCACCACCCGCTTCTTGTTGGCCGTCGTGCGCTCGCTCGATTTGAGCTCAAGCAGATCCTTCAGGATCTCGTCCGCCTCGACGTATCCAGGGGAGATCGCGCGCCGCTCGCAGTAGGCGCGGATGTCGCCTTCCCAGGCGTCTGGCTCGAACCTCGCTTCCTGCTCGGCGAGCGCGAGCTCTCGAGGCAGCTGCCACCACTCGACAGAGGCTCGATAGAGCGCGAGCGCCTCGGCGAAAAGCTGCGCTCGATGGGCCTGTATCCAGGGCCGGTCGATCGCCCCGCACTCGATCGGCACGAAGCGCGCGCCTCCCGTGGGGTCGATCTGCCACGCCACCGCATTGGTCGTGCCAACGAAGATGCACTGCCGAGGGTGGCTCTGGGGGCGGCGCCCGTAGCTTGCGCGGTAGTAGTCGTCACGCCGCGTGAGGGTCGCCTTCACGCTCTCGGGATCGCTTTTGAGTAGCTGCGTTAGCTCGGCGAGCTCCACACACCAATGCGCCTGCACCTCCTGGTCAAAGTCCTTGGTCTCGATCTTCCTCGCCGCCTCCAGCATCCAGGGGTCGAAGAGGTCGTGCAGGCTCTGCGTCTTGCCCGCCTCCTGCTCCCCCTCCAGCACCACCGTGTGTCGCACGATGCAGCCAGGAGAATAGATGCGCGCGATGGCGCTGCATAAAAACAACACGCCAGCGGCTGACGTATAAGCGTTCGGTGTGGCGCCGTAGCCACGAGAGAAGAGGTCCGCGAGCCGTTTCGTGCCGTCGTGCGGCGGGAGGGCCTCGAGCATCTGCTTGACCGGGTGAAATTTCCTCTGTGTCGCATAGCCCTCGACCGCCTCGATCAGGGTGGGGGTGTGAAGGAGTGGGAAGGCGACTTCGCGCTGCAGCACTGTTGTGAGCACGGTGGCGCGGCTCTCGGCATCGGCGTTCCAAATCTTGCCGTCGTAGAGGACTCGGGCGGCGAAGAGGTCGTAGCTGAAGCGCCCGTTGGTCTGCGGGTGCAGAGCCAAGATGCGCTGCGTGTTATCGAGATTGGCGTAGGGGTGGCCCGCCGAGCCCTTGGCGAGCTTGAAGTAGCGCCAGCACTCCTCGTTGTTCTTGAAATCGGGTAGCTGGCTTCCTGGCACTGTGGCCGCTGGCAGCGCGACCTCCTGGGGGATGTCCTGTGGCGCCTCAGCTTCGCGCCGTCCTACGGGCCTTGTAGGCGCTTCCAGGAGGGGTCGGGTCGGAAGAGAGAGCACCGCCACGTGACGGCGGGTGCGCACGTAGTAGGCGATCGCGCGGGCGTTGAGACCGTTCTCAATCAGGCGAGCGACGGTCACGCCGTCGTCGCGCTCGTTCTCGACGATGTGCACCTCTCGAGCCAGGCCCGCCAGGCGCCTCATCCACACGTCACAGGCGGCTCGCCCGAGTTCCGATGCCCTTGGCCAAAGGATCACCCGCCGATCAGCGAGCGCTCCGAGCTCGCAGGCATCGATGAGCGCCTCGCCCCCGAGGTTCGTCACCCCGAGAGGGGTCTTGCACAGGCGGCTATAGGCGTCGACGTCGGCTTCGGCCGGGAGCACGAGCACGGTCGAATCGCGGTCGGCGGCGAGGCGGTCAAGGCCGTAGAGGGGGTAGGGTTTCTCCTGGGCGCCCAGCACCCAGCCGGCGGCGGAGCGGTGCCAGGCGCAGAGCTTCGCCCCGGAGAGGGTCGAGTAAAGGGCGGTGTATGAGAGAGCCGCCCCCGCCTCATCCCGATAGGTGTAGAGGGCTTTCGGAGCCCCGTACTGGGGATGGTCGGCCGTGAAGGCGCCGACAAGAGCGCTCGCTGCCACCACGGCGCGCTCGCTTTATGTCAGCTCGAAGGAGCCGTCTTTATCGAGCCACTGCGAGCGTGGTCGCACCGTGCCCTGCTCGGGCGGCCCATCGACCACCTTGGGATCGCCCTTGTTCCACTCGAGGTGCGTGAATTTCAGCTCTCCAGGGCGCTCGATCAGCACGTGGTTGATCTCAGGGAGCGCCTTGGCGAAGTTCGACTGTCCGAAGTAGACCGTGTCCTCGGGCAAGCCGCGGCTGCGCCAGTCCAACCAAACTCTTCGATCAAAGCACGCAGCGGCATCGCGCATGCGCCGCTCGAGCATCTCGATGAGGGCGTTATCGGCGTTGTCCACCGGCAGCCCCTTGAAGAGCACCACCGTGTTAATTTCCGGCCACCCCGCTTGAGGGGGCAGAAAGATCGTGCGCTTGGGCGAGAGCGCCTCGGCGAGCTCGGCCGAGACCGCAACGAGTGAGACCCCGGCGCCGAGCGCCTTCAGGAAGGCGCGGCGGGTAAAGCCAGTGCTTGTTCGATCCATTGAAGTGCCACTCCCGATTGCCTCACAGCGCCAAGGCTCCCTGCGTCCCAGTCAGGGGCGTCTCATCGCTCTCCCAAGAATCTACCGCCGATCGCCACTTACGCGCCAAGCGCCGATATGCGCCGGCGTCAATCAACACGATCTTTTCAGCCGGATGGTAGCGGCTCATCCGCTTGAGCGCTGTAGCACCCTTCTGGTGCATATACCCCTTGATCTCGTGATACTCAACCGAGCCGTCCAAGTGCTCGACACAAAAATCTGGGGTGTAGAAGCGAGTACCACGGCGCACCGGAAACTCAAAGGTTTTGCTCTCGTATGCCCATGCCCGGATTGCCTTCATTTTAAGCAGCAGATTCAAGTACCTCGCGTAGTTCGCCTCCCACCTCGACCTGAAGTAAATGCCACCCAGATCATCGCGCCGGCCGCCGTGTGCGCGGCCGAATTTTCCCTGCCAGCGTGGCGCGGTGCGGGCGAAGTCACCTCGGTAAAAGCATTCCTTTGAGCAATAGCGCGAGGCGCTGCCACGTCCAGAATCGACGCGCCCCTGGAACTGCGCGCCGCAGTGAGCACAAACCATCGACTGTTTCGTTCGACCGCCGCGCCAGTTCGGGTTATTCGCCCCCGTGAGTTCACCGTGGCGCCGGTTGTACTCTCCGAAGCACTGAAGATTACAGAACATCTGCGCGACGCTCTGGCAAGACTTGACCAGTGCACCGCAGTTTAAGCACTTGACCGTGCTGTCTAGGGCGTAGAGCGCCCACACATCCCGATGTTTCGCGATCATTCACCGGCCACGCGCTGCTTCAAGTGCGCGATCGCTTTCTGCGCTGCCGGGATCTCGCGGAAGAATCCAATCGGGATCGTCTCGCCCTTGCTGTAGAGCGCATACCAAAGTTCCGATGGCTGCCCAGGCGCGACCGCCTCTCGCAGCACCGGGACGATCGAATACTTCGAGTTCGCTGTCGCGACCTTCAGCGACTTCTTACCGCTTTTCATAGCTCACCACCTTTTTGAATCCAAGCGCGCGAATGATTTTCGGTCCGGGCTTGCGTCGCCCGCGCAGCACATCGTTTAAGTGCGAGGTCGAGACGCCGAGCGCGAGCGCCACAGCGAGTTGCGTGCGGCCGTCGAGGCGCGCCCTGAGTGCATCCATCACCGGATCTTGCATCAATACGTCTCTACGTGTACTCTGATCGACGCACGAATCATAGCGACGCGAAGGGACGAACGCAAATTGGGCACCGCTCACGTCTTTGTCATTGCCAACTATCACTGCATCGAGTGCGCGCAGGCGCTGTGGTTCCAGGGGGAGCCCGAGACGGCGAAGCTCTCGGTCAGAAATCCGCCGAAGAACACCCGCTACCGCCGCGCCTGGTGCAAGACGGTCGGCTGCCCAGCGCAGGGCCGGGTGATCGCGGTGCCGCTCACTTTTCTGGAGTGCAAAGATACCGATGAGGTGCGCCGTGACTGATGAGGTCCAGGTGATCCCGATCGAAACCGAGCAGTACGTCGCGATCGCCAACCTCGTGAGCACGTGCTTCGTGGCGATGTGCGAACTGCGCGCGGAATATCTCAGATCGGCCACCAATCAGGCGCGCGTGCTCTATGAGGTTCCGAAGGAGCTCGACGCCGCGATCAACGATATCGCGAAATCGGTGTGCGGCGCCGCCGCAGCGCTCGTCAACCTCCCATGGTGATTTCGGATGATGCTGCATCCCAAGAGCCGTGAGGAATGGGCGAAGCTGCGCGAGGGGTTTATCTCGTCCAGCGAATCGAGCGCCCTCTTCGGAGCCAATCCCTACCTGACCGCCTATGAGCTCGCACTCGTCAAGACAAACCAGGTCCCGCGCGAGCCGGACGAGAACGAGCGCACCGAGTGGGGGACTCTCCTCGAGCGCGTCATCGCGGGCAAGTACGCGAGTGAGGCGGGCTTCAAGTTCCGCGCCATGGCCGGCTACGCGGATGCCGGGGACCGCATGGGATCATCCTTTGACTTCGAGATTATTGGAGCTCGTGGAGACGGCGCCGCGGCGCAGCTTTATCGAGCGCATGGTGCTGGAGTCCTCGAGATCAAGAACGTCGACTGGAGCATCTACCGTGACCAATGGAAAGTCGAAGGCGGGGAGCTCGTCGAAGCCCCCGACCACATCGAGTGTCAGGTTCAACACCAGCTTGAGTGCTGCGAACGTGAGTGGGCGATCATCGCCGTTCTTGTGGGGGGTAATCGTCTCGCGACGCTCACTCGCAAGCGCGATCGAACGGTGGGGGCAGCGCTACGTCGCCGAATTATCCGCTTCTGGGCAGACCTCGCCACTGGCTGGCTACCGGATCCTCTTCTCCCGCGCGACGCTGCTCTTGTCGCTCAGCTCTACCGGCACGCGAACACGGACGAAGTGATGGATGCCACGGGCCGCGCCGACATCGGTGAGCTCTGTCTCGATTACATCGCCGCCGCCGAAGCTGAGCGCACCGCCGAAGCGATCAAGACCACCGCCAAGGCGAAGCTGCTGCCGCTCATCGGCACCGCAGCGAAGGTGATCGCCGCGGGCTACACCATTTCGTGCTCGGAGGTGGCCGCGCGCGACGTCTCCTACCACCGCGAGGGTTATCGAAATTTCAGAGTCTACAAAGCGAGGTACCGTGGACAACTCGGATCAGAAGGAAGGGCCGCAGCAGCCATCACCGCCCCCAGCGCCGAAGCTGCGCAAGTGGGTAGTAATGCCGCGCGTGGGGATCAGAACGTATGAGGTCGAGGCGCACTATATCGACTGCGAATATGGGTGCCTGTGGTTCATGCTGGAGATAGACGGTCAGCCCTTCACGGCGCTCGCGGTCGCAGCGCACGCTTGGGATTCTTGCAAGGAGGTCGGCAGTGGAAAAAACGAAGCGGCAGCCTGAGATGGATCGGCACGGCTACTGCGAGCAGTGCAAGTTCTTCTCGATCAAGTCCATGGGGCCGGGGTCGCCTCCGGTCACCATCTGCCGCTACAACCCGCCTTCGATGAAGGCGGCCTTCACCGTGATGGGGCCGGGACAGGCGGCCTGGCAGATGGCGAGCGGCTTTCCCCAGGTCGAGAAAACTGATTGGTGCGGCCGTTTCGAACCTGAGTTGCAGTGATGCTACGGGCGGTTATCGGGTATGAGGATCTCTATGAGGTGTCGGAGGTTGGGAGCGTCTGGTCGTGCCCGAAAAAAAAGCACGATGGCATGTGGTTAACTCCGACGCTGAGAAAGGGCTACCTGACTGTGCATCTATCGCAAGATGGCATAGCCAAAATTCTGTACGTG